CCGGGCAAACTGGCGAAGAACTTGATGTATGGTTACAACACAATGTCAGCGGAAAACAGTATCGACTGCTAGTAGGCGAAAACCAAGGCGGCTACATCTATAAAAATGCCAAAGGCTATCAGGCACTGCTTGCAGTGTGGAACGCAATTTATGCATTAAAAGTCAATCTAGCTCAGCAGCTGGAAGGACAAGTTACTGGATTTGAACAGTGGACTGGTGGTAAAAAAGCCGGAGAGGGATTTGTAGTCAATACCCCGTTGGGACTGGTAAAACTGGTAAATCGTGGCGTATTCGGGGTGGCGCATTTCAACAAGTAACCCCGGTATTTTTTTGCTAGATCATAAATAATTACATACGCGAAAGCGTAAACATTTATAAAGGAAAATAAAAATGGCTATTCAGACAAGATATACAGGTGATGCAAACGGCGTAGTTAACGTTGATAGTGGTGCAGGTTTCCTAGGTAACATCGTTTCCCCAGGTCTTACAAAAGCTCCCATTGCATTGAAAATTTTAATCAACAATGGTACAACATTGACCAGTTCAGAATTGGCAACAGGTGGTGCAGTAGAAACAATTCTACGTGCTATTGAAATTGATTCTACAGTTACAATGTATCAAGTTGATACAGATCGTATCAGCGTGTTGTTAGAAGCAACTGGTGCAGGTGGTGCTAACGGTGGCACATACCAAGGCGCAGCTCCTCTTACTACATCAGCTATTGCAACAGCATTGCAAACACGTTTACAAGCACTACCAGGTGCAACATTAACAGGTAACGGCCCAACTGGTTCTACAACTGGTGGTAACATCGGTATCAGTGCCAACGTTGCAGCTCAAGCATTGACAGTAACAACCAGCAACTTCAAACTAAATTAATAGTTTGCAAACTAAGAATGAAGGCACTTTACAGTGCCTTTTTTCTTGGCCGCTAAATAATGTATGGATCAAGGTTTACAATTCTTTCATGGTTTCAGTTTGGTTGATATCACGCCAACTGGCCGCACTCGCGGTAACGATCCCGACGATGTAGAACGCAATCAACAACGCAATTGGGAAACAGTGTTGCAGTGTATGAGTTTGCGAACACAACCGTTACACATTGCAAAACCGCAAATAATGGAAATAGATGATCTTAGACTGTTTGAATTTGGCGATTTTTATTCGGGCAATCATCGAGTTTGGGCTTGGAAATGGGCAGTCGAGCGCGAAGGTATATACGATTTACCAAACAAAAAATTAGGCGCAATACAGGCCGATTTTGAACAAGTGCCAGTAATTACCTATTTGACCGAAACTGCTAGATTCATGCTGCCAATCTTTTATCCTTATGGCAGTATTAAAAACATATACTTTAAAGAAGTCAACCTAAGATAAATATTATACTGATGCTCAGGCACCACTTAGGCTTATCTTTACGGCACACCATTACGGCACACAATTAACTAGCATCACCCAATTTAGGAATAAAAAATGGCCGGAACCGAAATTGAAAAGAAAAGCCTAGAGGCGCACGTAGAGTTATGCGCTGAAAGGTACAATGCTTTGGAAACAAAATTATCAAACGTAGAAGCACGAATGGACAAATTGGAAGGGCATCTGATAGATATCAAAGAAAGCCTGACAGAAAAGGCCAATGGGCCTTATAAAACCATAATTGCTATAGGTACAAGTATATTGGGTGTCATGATTGCTGGCATAATTACTTTACTAGCCACGCACTTTAAATGAAAATCGTAGAATTACTCAATAACCTGCAGGTACCGATCACGAACGAACAAGCAGATCTATTGGGCAGATTCTCACATGAGCCACAAATATCAAAAAAAGATCTCAATGAACGAGAGCAATTGATTGCAAATCAACTAACACAGCAGGATATATTACTGCGTAAAAACAACAATGGCCAAATCACGTACTCGAAAAAAATCCGTTAAACAAGACCACATGCCGCCCGAAGTCAGCCACATGGTTGACCAAGTAACCAATTATATCAAACACTGGACCGATCGGGAAATAAACAAATTACAAGCCAATAATGATGCCAGTATCTGTATTCCCACACGCGATGGGTACAGAATTGGATCATATCGATTAAAAGTACACCCCAATAAAACCTGTTCAGTACTGAATACATATGGCGAACTGACACACACATTTGAATCTAAAACAAATGCCATACTGTATACCATATACACAATAAAACAAAAATATAAAACAGCCGATCAACTGCTGGAACTGGATCAGGAAATAAATAAACATTATATGGATTCCCGGGCACTGCAAAATGGGGTAAAAAGTGCCCGAAATCAAAAAGATTATGTAGCAGTTGATATAAAGCAAACACGGTTAGATATAGCGGAAAAACTGTTGGCAGACGCAAAAATCAAACTATTTGCCATGCACAAAATCGCTAAGTTTAACAAAGTATGGCTATAGATATAAATACTGTATAAGTTTAGGAATATAAACATGAGACTCTCAGAAATGCACACCGGCGTTACGCCACAAAAGATTAACAAAGTTATGGAAAGAAGTTTTGGTTTTTCCATTGACTATGATAACTTGACTTATGCCAAGGCTCAACGTTTGAGTACTGCATTAACAGAAAATATTCGTAGTATTAAAAAATCCTTTGGAGCACACACTGCCGAAAAGAATCCCAAATACATGGAATTGATGATGGTTAAAGAGGGACTTGATCGTTGGTTGACCAGCGAGCAAGGTTTGTTTGAAAGCGAAATGGGCAAGAGCGAGGCAGTACTTGCAGCCAAGAGCATTGTGGATGGTATCCAAGACATGTTGGAAAAAATCAGCAAAATGCAAAACGAAGAAATGCCTGCATTGGTAGATACAATTCGTGACCAAATTGGCAGCGAACAGGCCGAAGCATTTAAAAGTGCAATGACTCCAGCACTACAAAATTTATATCAAAATCTACAACAAAGTAGAGACAGCAGTGATTCGGCAGTGCGCCAACTTGCTGGTGAAGAACAGCCTGGTGGCGGTATGCCTGGCGGTGACATGGGCATGGGCGGTGGTATGCCTGGCGGTGACATGGGCATGGGCGGTGGTATGCCTGGCGGTGAAAGTGATTTTGATCAAGACTTAGGCGGTGATGAATTTGGTGGCACAGATGCTGCTGCCGGCGGCCCAGAGGAACTAGGAAGATCACGTCGTTAATATGAAAATTCGCGACATAATATTTGAAGCAGGTCCACAGGACGATTTAATGATGCCAGGCGGTGGTGCTATGCCTCCGGTAGATCCAATGGGTGGTGGACTACCTCCAGCAAATCCCATGGCAGCAGGAATGGGCGCACCTCCTGCACCAAATCCCAAGCCCAAGACTGACAATGAAGACGATGAAGATTTAAGTGATCCCAAGCACAGTGAAAGCAAAAGTAAAAACTTTGACGCAATCATCAGCATCCTGGAACCACTAAGACAGGAATTATTGTTCCATCATCATGATCCGCAATATCCAGTCAACAAGTTGTTAAAGAAACTCAATGGCATGGACAAGACTTCGGCATTTACTTATGAAACAGTCAAGTCCGCAGTTGATTCGGGTGCATTAGATAATGTAGTTGAAAAATTGAGCACCGACAGTATCACTGGCGAAAATATTATCATATTTAAAAAGAACGAAACCGAAACCCCAGACGGTGAAGGTGGCGGATCCACTGGCGGCGGATCAAAACCCAACGCAGAAAAAACTGTAGAAAAAATGGCCAAAAAAGCCGTTGGTTAACCAAATCCTTAGACTTTAGTTAATAAATATTGTATACTACTTAAAAGGAGTGTAACATGAAAAAAATCCTATCACTTGTAATTTTGGCATCAGTATTAACCGCAAGCGCAGAAGCCTGTTGCTATCGTGGTGGCTATTACCGTGGTGGCTACGGTGCTGGTTGGGTTGCTCCTGCACTAGTTGGCGGAGTAATTGGCTATGAACTGGCTCAACCACGTACTGTAGTTGTTGAACAACCTGGTGTTGTTTATGCGGCACCCCCAGTTGTGGTACAACCTTCCCCAGTATATGCACAACCACCAGCTGGTTATCACTGGCAACAGATTACAGATCCACAAACCAATACACAAAAGATGGCACTGGTTCCAAACTAATATGAAACTGCGTAAGTTGCGTAAAAAACTCTATAAGGCAATATTCCAACATGACATAGCCCGAGAGAAACAAGTTTGGTTTAAGATACTAAAAAAGTCAGTTAAACATAAACACACGGCGGATATAAGATAAAGTGGACTTAAATCAATTGACACAGGCAGGCACATTTTGTGCTTTGCCTTTTGTGCATCAAGAAAAGAACATGCAAGGGCAACACAACATCTGTTGCTACTCGAACGAAAAACAATTTGATACGCCGGATCAAAACAGTTTTGATAGTTTCAATTCTAGTACAATGAACTCTATTAGAACACAGATGTTGAATGGCCTAAAGCCGAAACAGTGTGCAAGTTGCTATCAACTTGAAGATCAAGGAATTAGAAGTCCCAGACTGTCTGAAACAAATGTTTGGCTCAATTCCACTGGTTACCTCGAGTCAATTAAACTAAAAAGAAACATACAGTTTTTTCAACAGAATCGACCCATAACTCCTATTAGTTATGATCTAAGATACAGTAATACCTGCACATTGAAATGTCGTATGTGCAATAGTGGAAGCAGTAGCAGTATCAATCAAGAATATTCAAAGTTGACAGCGAAATGGCCTGACAAGTTTTGGACTGTGGACAATCCGAGGATCAATCATGCAGTTGAAATTACAGAAGATATAACCAAAGTTTATCTTGCTGGTGGCGAACCGTTGGTGGAGCCATTGAACCTGGCGTTGTTAAATCAATTGGCTGATGTAAATCCTGAAGTAAACTTGGTTATCAATACCAGTCTAAATCATTTGTCGGACCGGTTTTTAACGATATTAAATAGATT